CATATTATCTCCTTACTCGCTTAATGTTTTAGTAACGCTTGTTGGTGTGATCTTTTCAGCTATTGCTGCATCTAATGATGCTTTTATATCTGAAACAGTATCACTACCCATAGCTGTTTCTACCCAACCTTGTACGTCACTTTCTTTCAAACTTGACCAATTAATAAAATTTGACAAATCATCTGTGTTTACATTAACAGAACTATAAGTAGTAGCTGTCCAGTTGTTACCGTCACTATCTTTATTAGTGTCATCTGTTGCAGTGAGCCTCCAATGTACATTATGCACCACATTAGATTTACCTTTTTTAGAGGGGTATGTATCGCAAGTTTTACAATCCCAAGTATATCCTATTGCCATATTATTCTCCTTTTATTTAGCTTTCTAAAGCTGTTACTCTTGCTTCTAGTTCCTGTATTGTTTTTACTAATAATGGTACTAATTTACTTTGGTCAATACCTTGCATTTGCTCACCATCTTTTTCACCTGTAATAGCTTCTGGAACTATGCTTGAAACTTCGTGAGCTAAGAAACCATCTAAAGTTGTATCTTTATCAGCTATAAAATTAAATCTAGCTGGTTTTAGTTGTTTTAGTCTTGTTGTTGCATCCCAAGTGTAATCCACATTTTCTTTCAATCTGTAGTCAGAGGATGTGTTAAAAGCTGTTGAAGATGCGTTTGTGGTAATAGAGCCAACTGTTCCATTATCATTATAAAAACTCATACAAACTCTAGTATCAGTAAGTCCATCAGCACCAACAGCAATACCTGAAGTGCTAGAATCTAAATCAACTACTAATCTATGATTTGCAATATTTACTGGGTTTGATGTAATTGTACCCACCAACACAGCACCACCTTTTGGATTCAAAGATATGGGATAATGATTAGCACTACCAAGTGTATTTAAAAAACCTGATTGCATCCATGTAGTAAAAGGTGAAGAAGCTATAGAACCCATAGCAATTCCATCACCACCACTAGCTTCTGCAACAAACCAAGCATTTGCTTCAGCTATAGTATCATTTGTAGAGTGTCCTGCTAAACACAATCTTTGACCAGTTGGTGCAGTAGTTCCAATTCCAACTCTTCCTGAAGCATCAATACGCATTTTTTCAGATAATGTAACTGCTGCACCTGCACTACCTGATGCTTGTGAGTGAAATGTATGTACACCTCCTTCTTGCTTATATGCACTTGATTCATTAGTTTCAATGTTAGCAAAAGAACCTGTGTCAGAATCAATATATAAATTGTCAGTAATAATCATGCCATCAATGCCATGAGTACCTGTAGCGTTTTCACTAAATAATGAACCTTTTTGTCCTATAAATAATTGATTCCATCCTGTATGTGTATCTGAGGGTGGAGTCGTGCCAAAACCTACAGCACCGCTAGAAGTAATACGCATTTTTTCTGAACTATTGGTGGTAAATGCCATTGTATTACTTGCTGGTGCATGAATAGATGTTTGGTCAGAAGTGTTTGTAAAATGCAATCTGTTAGTGCTTTTAATTTTTATATCACCACCAACAGTCAAAAGTTCATCTGGACTTGTTTCTCCAATTCCAACTTTTCCATTTGATTTTATAGTCACTCTTTGAGAACCTGCATGAACTGTTCTTATATCAGCTTGTGTCACTAATGATAAAGTGTCAGCAAGAGAAGCATGAGAAGCACCTGCATATTGTATTTGACCTGTTGTACCACCTGCATCAAATAATAATCTTACATCACTAGATGCACTAGTACCTACAATTCTTGCTAGAGTTCCACTTGTTCCTGCGACATGAAGAAGACTACTTGGCGAAGAAGTTCCAATTCCAACTTGACCTGTACCACCATCTATTCTCATGGCTTCACCAGCAGTTTTTACTCTAAACTGTATGCCATCATCACCATTTTTATTTTCTATTACAGCACCTTCTGTAGATGCGTACATACCAAATCTATAAGTAGAAGTTCTACCTATTTGTATTGCAGGATTAGTTGTATCACCAGATGTTGTACCCTCACCAACTTGTAAAGTTGCGTTTGGATTTGTTCCTCCAATAGAGACTTTTCCACTTTCTGTTACTAAAAGTAAAACATTATTACTTGCGTCTACAGCTGTTTGGTTGTGTCCAATAACAAAGTTTTCAGCAGTTCCATCATTATTAGAATCTATATTTATTCTTAAAGAGTTAGGCGTATTAATAGATAAGTTATTACTTGTGTTGGTTTGTATGTTACCTGCGGCTATAGTTAAATCATTTATTGTGCCTGTAACATCTATACCATCACTAGCTGTACTTAAAACTGTTGAGCCTAAATGTTTTAAAGCTACAGTTCCACCATCGCCACCATCAGTACAAGTTAAATAATCAAAACCATCTGAATCTTGTAATTGTAAATTACTACCTCTTACTAAAAGACTACCTGTTCCACCTTCTTGTATTCTTGAATTTGAACCATCGTGGTAAATTTGTAAATCATCACTAGCACCAAACTTAGCTTTTGCATTATCTGCAAATTCAAATGAATCATCTGATTGGTCAAAAACAATATTATTACTGCTACCTGTAAGTGTTACATCTCCATTAACTGTTAATCCTGTAAGAGTTCCAAGACTTGTAATATTTGCTTGTGCTGCTGTACCAAGTGTTCCTATTATATTTTGTGCAAATGTTACTTGTCCGCCATCAGCTATAGTCATGGCATCATCTCCATCAGTAAATTCTATTAGGGGGGTTTGTATGGAAGAACTGCTTTCAATGATGCCACTTGTTTGTAAATTTAAAGAAGCAAAAGCATCAACCATTGCTCCACCTGAACCTGCACCATCAGAATAAATTACTTTAGTTTTACCACTAGGTATTGTTACTGTAGCACCACTACCTTGTTTAATAATTATAGATTGAGAACCAGATGTTCCATTTTCTATAATCCATAATTTAGAAACTGTATTTGGTCCAATAGTTATAGTACAAGTAGAATCTAATGTACCTGTATATTTTAAGAACATAGACCTACCTGGGTCTGTTGCTCCATCTGCTATTGTAGTTGTATGTGTATCAGCATTAGTTGTAATGGCTTCTGTGCCATAACTAAAAGCTTCTGCTATTAATTCAAGATTAGTATTTGTAGTTTCACCCCATGTTCCACTAGCATCGCCAGTAGCCATTTCGTTTAATCTTAAATCATTTACATATGAACTTGCCATTGTGTATTCCTCTTTTTATTTATATTAAGCTACTTCATCCCAATCTGGTGTTTGTGAAGCAGATATTTCTGAATAATTTGCTGTTTGTGTTGTTGATATATTACTATAATTTGGTGTTTGTGAATCATTAATAATAGTCCAAATATTAACACCTTGTATTTTTCCTGTACCTAATACTCCAGTTACATTAATATTTTGACTAATTTCAACACTTATACTTCCTAAACTTGTTGTTCCTTCTAAGCCAGTAACTGATATTATATTTACGCCTATAGTAGTTACTGTTCCTAATCCACTTGTTCCAGATACTCCAGTTGTAGATACTGTAGCTCCTGCAGAAACTGATTCATCACCAAGAGTTCCTACACTAGCTTCTCCTGATACACCTGTTACTGCAGCACCTGCCGTTATAGCATTACCAAGTGCGGATGTTCCTACATTACCTGATGCTGAAATATTAGCAGCAGCTAATACAGTTTCATCACCTAATCCAGATGTTCCTACATTTCCTGTTGCTGATAAATTAGCTGTACCAGTAACAGTTTCACTACCAAGTGCTGATGTAGCACTAACTCCAGTTACACTAACTAAAGCTTTTGCTATTACTGTTTCGCTACCAAGTGCAGTAGTTCCTACAACTCCTGTAACTTCAACTGGTATTGGATTAGACCATTCACCTTGTCCCCAAGTCCCTCGACCCCAACCAGTTAAATTAGCCATAAGCTACTAAGCTATTCTTATAATAGCGTTTGATGCATCTGCTGTTGGAAATTGAATTGTAAAATCACCTGCTGTTGAGGTTTTATCTCCACCAAAAGCTAAAACAGCAACTGCTGGGTCTCCTGAAGCACTATCATTAAATATTAAAGCTCCATTAGCAGTTATAGTAGCTGTACTAAATGTTAAATCTGCAAAGTCAGTTAATGCAGTAGTGCCTGAAGTTGAAGGGTCAACTCTAGTTAGAGTACCACCTTTAGCTGTGTAACCTGTACCACTAACTTCATTAGAAGTTGTATATGCAGTTGTACTTGCACCCAATGATGCAGAACTTGTATATAGTGCTAATTGAAAAGTACTACCACCACTATTTTTAAAATTATGTACACCTTCTAATAATTCTTGTTTAAATGAAGTACACATTGCTTGTGAAATTGCCATTAAAGTCTCCTTATAATATCAGCCATATCTTTATGACCTTGTTTTTCTAATAATCCTGCTACAGTAGCTCTATCACTAGCTATAGCTTGTTTTAAATATAAAAGTACAACTTGTGTCATACTATCTTTAAATGCTTGTGCTTGTGCTTTAACCATAGGGTCAGCATTATCACTAATAGATATTAATCTATCTATAATTCTTTCAGTCCAATATTCAGGACTTAAACCTTTATTATTAGTAGTTTTAACTGATATGTCACCAACATTACTTGTTACATCTAAACTAAACATTATGTTACCTGTTGTCTTACAGGACCAGTTCTGTAATTATCTTTTGTATTTTTACCCTCTCCAAATACTTTAAGTCTACTAATTGCTTCTTGAAATCTTTTTTCATAATTAACCATAATGTCTGGTTCTCCTTTCATAAAAGTATAAGCTTCTACCAAAGAGCCATATAATAAACAATCTGGTGCATTAGTGCCTAAATAACTTGTTCCATCTCCACTTGTTGTTATTGATGTTGGTCGATATTCGTAGTGTAATTCTGCAGTAAAATTAGCATTAGGTGTTGGTGCAACAATAAAACTATCTTCATCAAATCTTGCATAATATTTAGGTATTCCTGTTGTAGAACTATCAGGATAAGCTTCTCTTATAAAAGATACATCTTTAAATAATAAATATTCATAACCACTATTGTCTATTGCTAAAGAATTAGATGATAAAAAATCTGTTGGGGTTGATAAATATTGATTACCTGAAGTTAAAGTACCTTCAACATTTTTAATAAATACTGGTAAAGATACAAGCTTTTGTATTCTATCTTCTGTATTAACTATAAATTCATCTAAATTATTTACAAAAGTAGTTTCTGTATTATTAGTATAATCTTGTATTGCTGTTTTTAATGTTGTAAATGTCCAAGCCATTATTCTGTACTCACTTTAACTTTTCCTATTTCTGTTCTTAAAACTAAACCTGTGCTTGATACTGGATTAAAACCAAAGTATTCAGTAGATGATTTTCTACCTCTATCAGGTCTTGGATTAAATAATGCTATATTATCTGATGAATCTATTTCACCTATTTTTAATTGTGGATGGTCAACATCAAAACAATCAGAACATACTCTTAATCCATTATGAATACTATCTTCTGTTTCATACTTTAAATCTTTTAATTTATATGTAAATCCACATCTATCACAATTACCTAGAGCTTTTTTTCCTACAGCATATGTCATCTGTAACTATTTATATCAGGAACAAATTTAACAGATGCTCTTTCTCTATCGGCATCACTAACATCATTCCAAAGTTCATCATATCTTTGTTTAATCATTGGAACTCTATTTACTGCTTCAGGTATTTTAGAAGCTAAATTATATGCAAGTGCATAAGTTAAGCATGGTAAATATTTACTAGGAACATCTGCATTATTACTAGCAACATTTCCTGCATCTTCAATTCTTTGAATATAATCATATACTAAAGTATATGTTTCAGCAGAGTCAGGTGTTGCCCATAATACAATACTATTAGAGCTTGTGCCTTTATCAATAAAAAATTGTGTTGGTTTAGATTGTAATAATTTACTAGCTTGATGATTATACTGTGTTCTTGATATTCTATTTAATCTTTGGTCAAACTGATTATTTGTATCACCTGCATCAGTTCTAATAAAAGCATCAATAACTTCTAAAGCACTAGATTCTAAAGTATATGTATTTGTACCAGCAGTAAGTGTTTGTGTAGCTTGTTCTATTTTCCAAAGATTTAAACCTTTGTTTTGCCACTCTAAAAAAATAAGATTTAGTGCTCTTTTAGCTCCTTTATAATCATAACCAGAACGCAATTCACTACCACATATATCATAAGCTTCTTCCATGATATCACTTAAATCTAGTGTAAATGTTGTTGTTCCACTTGTTGCCATTATTTACCTTGTTTTTTTCTTATTGCTTCTTTGCCTTTTTTAGCGATTCTTGCTTGTTCTGTTTTACCTGCGACTTTTGCTCTTTGTTCCAACACAGTAAGGATTTGGATTTTTCTAGCAAAAGGTTTGTTAATTCTTTTAACTTTAGCCACAGTTCTACGAGCATCTGCTGGAGTTCTGAAAGCAATGCTAACAGTGTCTTTTGGATTTTCATCAGTATATAATCTCCTCCCACTACCTTTGGGTTTTTTTCCTGTTCCTACTTTAGGGTCTCTACGTTTTCTCAATTAACACTTCCACCTTCTACGAGCTTGTCTAATTCTTGAATTAGGGTCGTTTCTAGTTTTAGCTGAACTGCGTTTAAGTTGTCCTAAAGACCTTGCACAGTAAGATTTTCTGCGTTTTGCAGCCTTACTACCTTTTTTTACTTTACCTGTTACTGCTGTTTTTAACTTAGAACCAGGATTTAAACGCCTATAAGCTTTTACACCAGCTTTAGTCATACCAGCACCAGATTTAGTAGAACGAAAGTTCTTTTTATTTCTAGGAGGCATTTTAGCCTGTTTTCTCATAGGCATAATTACAAGTTAAGACTTACCACCTCTGGCATAACCTTTAGTTCTTTTACCACCCATCATGCCACCTTTGGTTTTTTTGCCACCAGCCAGACCTAATACTTTTCTTCTAATAAATCTACCACCACGAAATCCTTGATTTTCCATTGGTTTATCATTAGTCATTCTTGTATTGCCGCCAACGCCAAAAGTTTTTTTAACAAATTCTTTGTTTTGTTGAACTCCAGATTCAACCATTCTAGGTTGCCTACCACCAGCCATACCGCCTTTAG